TTGATGCGTTGTGCAGCACAAGCCGCAGCCCAAACATCATCAGCGTTAAGATTCAGAACCGGACGTTGATAGCGAACCATTTGTTTCTCCAATTGCTCAGTTTCAATACTACGTATTATACACAGAAAACGATTTATTGTCAACCGTTTTTTATCAGTTTGATGATTTTATTTGTCAGGATACGTTCACGGCTGAATGCCTCTAGTTCCCAAGGCCAGTCAAAATAGTCAGTGTAATACTTGCGGCCCAACCACTTAAATCCAACCTCACCGTTACGTTTGGTATAGAGTTTAAGTTGCCCCTTAGCGTGCTGTTTAGCGTGAACCATTTCGTGAGAGATAGTGGTACACAGTTGCTCCAGGGACAGCCGACTGTCAAGGGCCATCAGCAATTCACGGTCACCTGTTTTACTAATGGCGCCGTTCATCCCGCTATTCTTGGCCATTCCGGGGACAGTGTAAATGATGAGATTGTAGCGGCTGTTGTCAATTTTGAGAACTTGAGCCAAATAAGAGGCTACCGCACGAATTAATTCTCGTTTCTCAGCCACCCTGTGTACCACTGTGATATTCATCCGGGATCACCTAGCTATGAATTTGCTAAGGACACTGTCGGATTCAGTGAAGGTTCCTTGCAAGGTTTGTGCCAGATCATTCAACTCGATAGCACGAAGCCTAAGCAAATCAATGACGTATTCTTGGATATAGTCCTCTAAGCCATCGTACCAGAGCTTGAGAGAGTCCTCCCCCTCATATTGAAGTTTATTTTGTATAAACTGAATATTACCGGGGTCGATGTCTTTTTCCATTAACTACTCTTTTTCACTAGAGAATATGTATTATACTCTACCTGCGATTTACTGTCAACCGTTAAATAACAAATTCCTCGTTCAGCGACAGGATGAGGTCCCTGACTGCTTCCCGATCGTGGCTATCACCCTCGAAAGTTTGCCCTTCAGGCATACGGCACTTGTAAAGTTGGGTAGCAAAGTTAATTTGGGCCCCAGTGAAACCCATGGGATAAACGCCATCGGCACCATAAAACGCAAGCATATATTGTGTGAACGACATTTCGAGTCCTTTAATTAACTGTCTAAGTATGTATTATAGCAGAAAGACCATTTACCGTCAACCGTTTACATAGACCAATACGTCTCCGAACTTGGGTCGCAGCACCAAGGGGTGTCACTATCAATAACCACGTCCTGACCGGACATCAGATTTTTGACTGTCTTTTTAGCAGGATAATAATCAAAACGATAGCCCTTCTTGGCGGGATATAAAGACTTCAAACCATCAATTTCTCGGCACATTGAGCGATCATCCCGATCACGCCAAACGGTCGATGAAATCAGACGATCACCTGTCAGTGTGCGCTTGTCTGCTTTGTAAATAGCCATCGTCCAGTCTTGCTTAGTCATTGCTGAGTCCTTTAATTAACTGTCTAAGTATGTATTATATACCCAAAATGATTTACTGTCAACCTCTGCAGCCAAAAAAATACCCTCAAAACGAGGGCATTTATGTGTGGTTAACTAGATTACCGTTTGTTAGTTGACTGATTTACAAAGTCATACATCTTTTGGGCGGTTTCTAGAACCTTGTCGAGGCCGGGAAATTCAGGCATGCCCACTGTGGTAACAAGTTGCCCTGTTTTCTCATCGCGTTGCGCACTAAGCTCCCAACCTTGAAACTTATATTGATAGTCTGAACTAACCATATCCTTAGCCATTGCCAGGATGTCTGTCCGTAGTTCGTATCCGTTTTTTGTTGCCCGGAATTCGGGCATTTTTGGTAAATTAAATTTAGTGTCAGACATATTAGTATCCTTTATCTTGAAATTTTTCGGGGTAATTCAATCGTTCCCATTCTTCGTCAGAGACGGGCCACCAGCCGGTCATTGGTTGCCATTGGTTCATAGAAACCTCTTGTTTGCCGATAACTCATATTCAAATGTTAACCGATCAATATCACCAACATTCTGTGGGCTACGGCTGGTAATGTATCGTTCTAGGTTAGCGCCATAAGTATTCCTCGACACCACTCCGAATAATGCTTTTAGTGTTTTTATTAGCACCATGATTATTTGGCTTTCGAAGGTTTCATTATCTCATCAAAACATGCCTGAGAAGACATAATTGTTCCAAGAGCACTAGCGGTTTTCATTCCTGCGTCAATAGCAGATTTGGTGTATGCGCCTTGCGCATCAATGAATGAAGTTAGAGCGTTACTGATACCTTTATGTTGAATATAGGTTGTAACAAATTGGGTTTTGGCCGCTTGAATAGCGTCAACGGCACCGTGAGTGAAGGTACTAAACATATTTTTCTCCTGTGTGTGTAGTTGAGTTTTTACAGAACTCTAACTGTATTACTATTTATGCGTATGTTCTATGTAAAATAGTTATGTATTTAGAAATAGGGACTAGCCCCATTTCTCGTCATACTTTTTCATTGCCAACAAGCGAGCAAGTAATAATCTAGTCTTTACATAGTCGGAAAGTTCTTCATCGCCATCGATATCAGCAACAATTTGAGCTTTACGGTAACCAACATGTAAATCTAGTTCATCAGGACCGATAAGAAAGTCACAGTCCTGAAAACTTAGATTACTTTTTTGCTGCGTCAACAGCAGGTGCTGCCTTTTTTTCGTCCTTGACAGGGGCAGTTGGGGCCGCTTCGCTTTTGGTAGCATCAGACTTCTTTTTTGCCAACTTAACTCCGTCTTTCTTAGCAGCATCAGCTTTGGGGGCTGAAGCAGCGGGTGCAGCGACAGCAGCCTTAGCAGCGGGGGCGGCAGCTGCCTTAGGGGCTGCAGGAGCGGGTGCATCAGCAGCAAATGCAGTAGCGGTGATTAGGGTAGCAATGAGGGTAGCGATTTTTTTCATTTTGGTTTCCTTTAAAGTGAATGAATAGAGAAAATTAATCTCTCTATATATATAACGTTTTAGCACATCATCCCGTTGACAAGAATAAATAATAAATGCAATATATATCTTATTTGGGCATTTACGATGGTACTAATTTACAAGACGCGGGAACACCTGATCAACTAGGCAGAGCATTCAATTCTGGGTTCAGTTGTATGGTTAATGTTTGGCGTGTAGATGACATATTATACTTGGGTACTGACCAACCACTAACGCAAGTAACCGAAAAGTATATACAAGGTTCTCGTTTTTGGATTAATGCGATGAATGACGATATGCAAACTTGGGTTGCTGCACAACCAATTAAACTATATCCAAACTATTTTTGGTTCCCCAATATCACTGAGAGCACTCCCGTGACTACCAGTAGTGGGAAAATTATTACTCCTGGGCCCGTCCCAATAAACGACACTAGCATTGTATTCCTTCCCGAGATACAGGATAGAGGAATGCTAAGCACTGTACACCTACGCTGCTTTGGGGTATGTAGTACCTACTTGACTTTTATTAAACGAATGCGCAATGAGGGCGCCTGGTATTAGCGTGGTATTTTCACTGAAGCCAGATAACTTTCTAAGTCACCGTACAGTGACATCATCATAGCTATTTTGCTATCATAAAATCTAATATAGGGCTTGTGTGGCTTGACATTTTTCTGCGTATTTAGATAATACGGGCATCTAATTTTTTTAGTCAACTCTAAGAGAAAGCTATGATAGCTTTGTCCTTCTTGGACCAAAGGAAAATCATAATAAGCAATTTCGGCCAGCGTAAAGGCCGATACTCCACGATCTGTAAGCCGTAGCCCATCTTGCCTACCGGTACTCCACCATTTGAATATAACATCCTCGATCAGCAATTCGTGATCAGTGGACAAATGTTTGGGTATCTCGGCTAAAACAGCTTCAGTAATTTGTTGTTTTATTGATTTACGATTGGTCATCTGGGTATACGCACGACCCACTGTTCATAAACATCACGGTAAACAACGTAGTTTTAAATTGACTGTTAAGCTTCCTGCATAGATTTCTGGCATGTCCAGGATTAGAGAAACTTGTCTTTTTGTATTTAGGAGTCGACTCGCTATCCAAATAATGTTGAGATTTCAAATTAATCGGCTGACCATCATAAAACACAGCCCAAATGCCAGAGGCTTCTACCACCTGATCGCATTTATATGTTTTTTTGTCTACTATTTCTAGTAGCACTTTTGGGTGAGTTCGACTCATTTAAAAGATCCGCCTTTAATATCGATTTGTATGACGGGGTTCTCGATAGGTGGTTTATCTAAGCTAGCTGAATAATGGTCAGCAAGGATCTTTGCTAATTCGTCACGTAGCCCGCGAGCCTCAATGATTGGAATAACAACATCCTTACCCTGCTTACTCTCTAAGATAGAAACCTTATCAATGAACCTCTTCACGTGAATCATAGATTATTTATCACATTTTCTGCTTCAGTCCGTGTTTTGTAAGGGCCCGAGTACTTATATCGTTGAATGAAGATGTACTTGGGACAAAAAATAATCTCATTCTCTCCAGACTGGTCGACTACAAACCATCCCGCTACATAAAAACATTTACTGTTTGGCGTTTTAGTGTATAGATGCACCCTGCGCTTAATATCTAAAATTGAATTATGTACCGGTTCTGTAGTTGGATAATGTGAGAATGGTAGTTCTATCTTTGTTTTATTGGTTTTTAGTGTTTGAAACTCAATACGGGTACTACGTTTTAGTTCAGTAGTGCTAGTGTAATGAGTATTGATCCCGTTTATTTTAAGATCCACCCCAGTACCGTTGGCAATAACATTTCCAACTTTCTTGTCACCGTCAGTGACAACCCAGTATTGATTTTTAATCACCGGTTTTGCAATTAGTGTTTTCATATATTCCATGTTCCTTTAGTATAATCCCAATGTCTATTATCATATATTTTAACAGAAAATACGTAACTTAGCAAGCCTATGGTTATTTCGGGGCCAGCATGATCCCTACCTCGCCAATGAAGATCACATTCAAAATATAATAGATTTTCAGAAAATCGAGTTAGCTCTATCTCCCAACATTTGTTTTTCGTAATAACTCCACTACGGCTAAAGATACTTTTGAAGGTATCTTGAATCCATGGTATGTCAATCACAAACTTACAATGTAGCATGGTCTTTCGTCAGTTCACATACCAACCTAAAATGGTCATATGCCTTTCGAACTGCCTCGTTCTGCATTAGCTTTTCGGCTTCGGCGATCATGGCCTGGACACCTGCTTCTACACAGTCTTGGATACATAGCCCGCTCAGGGTGCAAAGATCATCTCCAAACTCTTTAGCAAGTTTATTCCAGGCCTTGCGCTGACCTTCTGTAATGGGAGTTCGCTGTGGTCGTAGTTCGCTTGCTTTACTGATGGCCTTGCAAATAGCATTCTCGGCAACTCGGCCTGCAGCAATCATAGCAGCGTGGTTGGGATTGACATTGTACCTACGACTAATCCCACCAGGATAACACATTACAAGATGGTCACCCTTTGGGAAACTAGCCAGATAGTCACCGTCGTACTCGGCTATAGGGTTGTACCTATTCCCGACTTTTTCATAGTAAATTTTACTCACAGCATATACTTTTTCAAATAGGCAGTGGTCATAGATAGGTCATCGGTATCGATGTTATCATCAATCTCAACCAACAACAATTGAATTAGCTGGTCAGCCATTGCAACCTCATCGCCACTCAGCGTATCTCGCCACTCTAGATAATCATCTTCAGAATCAATCGCCCACATTGTATCAAGCATAGCAACTTGCTTTGGTGTCAATCCAGTAATTACAATTCCATTCTTGTCCATGATATTCTCCCAATGTATTATTTTACGCAACGGTGAGGTTGCCTTTGTATGCAGAATTCAGCCACTTAGCATACGTTTCCGCTTGTTCACTGATTTTAGTAAGTTCATACTTACCACAGAACCGCATAAGATGCACCCCAACCTGAGGTGTAATAGTTCTGCGGACATTGTCGGCGATTGACTTATCAACTGATTCCTTGATTGAATCAGGCTGGGCAGTTAGATCGATTAGGGTACGATTACGTTCATAATCGTCACGTACTCGGTGTTCTTCGCCATTATGGTCTACCCATCGTTGTAGCATTATGTTATTCCAATTAAAGCCCTGTTTATTCCTATCGGCATAGGCTTCAATCAATCCAACCTTATTTTTACTGCCCTTTGTGCGGACTCCCGGATAAGCACTGAATACATTGTCAGTCGCATCTCCGCGCATACATTTTTCAAATAAATGAAACGCTGGTTCACCCAACAGTTTTGGCTCTTTAGTTTTCTTATCTTTGACAATGCGTCCCTTGTCATCAAAATAACCATCAAGTTTAATCAATTGGCCTGAAACACCATTGTATTGCTGTACATTTTCACTGATCAACTGTACATAATCCGTGTCACTTGAAATAATGTAATGATTGTCATCTGGATGCAGATGCACAAATCGAGCGATGAGGTCATCAGCCTCCGCAGTTGCGTCACGCAGAACACTGACATTGGTCTTTTCACGTAGAAATGTAGTAAACAATTCATACGTTTCCCAGAACATCTTATTTTCTTCCTGTTCCGTCTCCGTCAATGCTTGAGCTACAACAGTACGATTGGCTTTATAAGGTTTGTAATGATCTTTCCGCCACGAGCGGCCTTCGAGGCAAAAGACAACGTGGTCGATTCCAAATTTACGAACAGCCTGATTAACAGACGATAGCGTAAGATGTAGTGCCATTCCGATCTTTTCCCAAGTATCACTGTTGCGTGATGCAACGTGTCGGGCACGGAAGAACGTATTTGCTGTATCGATTAGGGCATACTTCATTAAAACTCCAAAGTCTATGAAAAACTATTATACATTAAACCATAATTAAAGTCAATCTTTTTCTAACTTACCTCAGTTCTACCATTACCCAAATCCCTACTCCTAATCACCCGAACATCTCGGTTATCGGGATCAGCTTGATTTTGTTCGTAGATTTCTAAAGCAATATTCCTGCAGACCGTCTGAAACCAACGGTCCACGATAACCGTATCAGCATCATCATCACGCATCTTGTATCCGGCTTTGATTAGATTCAACAAAAATTTGTCATTCCAATCCAACTCAAATGACCCGTTATTAATATCAGTTGGGTCGATTTCTACTTTAAGTATGTTGATATATGGTTGGTTGTTGAGTGTGGCGGTTTCTTTAGCAGTTGGCGGTGGAGGTTCAACCTTTTGAGGACGAGGCTTCCGTGGTTTCTTCTCCTTTACTACTGCAACGGGTGGAATATCTACAGGAGGGGGTGTTTCGGGTTCAGATGTAAACCATTTTTTAAATTTATTAAGCATTAATTGTTCCTTGATTTTTAGTATATCTATCATAGAGTTGACGAGACCCTAAGTTTTTAGATTTGCACTCACACATTATATCAAATTCCTCTAGAAATGTCAATGCCCAATCATTAACTGCGTCTGACCACAGATAGTTACTATGGGCTCTGAGCTTTTGTTTCTTGTGTCCAGAAGCTAGTAGAGTGGCAAGATCGGGGCGCTGGTCTCCGGGAAAATCTCCGAGTACGTCTTCGCGAGATATACTGTAATGCATAGTAGGACGCTTACCTCGCCAACTATCAACAATCCTTTTAATACGGTCATCAGATGCTTCAATATATTCTCCTGTGTGTACCCAATGGTGATGCACATCTAACACCAAAGCGAGATCGTGTGCCAATTCGAGGCTAGAGTCGATTCCCCAGGTGAGTTCGTCATTTTCGATAGTAATACAGTTTCTTGCCTCCGGTGAGAGACGTTGAAGTGCGGCTTTAATACCGGTTGGACCTTCTCGACCTGATATGTGTACGTTGATTTTAAAGTCTTGGAAAGTCTTGCCGTATCCCAACCACCTGACCATATCTGCATGATATTCAAATTCCTCTATACTCTTATTTACTACTTCTTCGCGGCTACTCGCAAGAACTGTGAATTGTCCAGGATGAAATGATAAACGCACATCATTTGCTCGGGCTGTTTCACCAATAGGAGCAAACCAATCAGCTAACATCTTTTGAATATCAGTAGATTGCCAAAAAGGTTTCCAATCCTCGTGAGTATAAAATGAAAGCATATCGCTGGTCAATCTAACCATGCGCAATTCAGGATCTAGTGAGCCTATTTTCTTAACTAGATTGTGCGTGTTAAGAATGTTGCGTTTGGCTATATCAAACACCCGTTCTTCGGCAATAGCACGTTTGTTTCTAGTTGCCCAGGCAAGAGTCGTGCCACCAGTAGTCATTTCGGGTACACTAGAAACTTCGCCCTTCTGGTTGAGTGCACTGAACTTGCAGGCAAAGCCAATGCGCTTGATAGATGTATTTGTCAAGGTAAATATACGTAGTGATAAATAAGAACTGCAAGTATACTACCTTTTTGCGTACTTGTCAACTATTATGGATAACAAATGAAAATACTATTGGTAATATTAAGTCTACTTATGTTAGCTGGCTGTCAACCAGCCAAACAAGCTACGTTAACTTCGGCCACCACAACAACCTTTAAACCTACATTTGAAGCAGATTATAACAACTGTGGCAATATGCCAGTGACCAGTGCCAACTCTGTTACATTTGGTTCCGGTAGTGACTGCAATGCAGGCCGAGTTGTATCTGCTAAAGGTTACAAAAATATCACACAAATTCGCGCTACAGTGGATTTGAGTAAATTGAACAGTAATTTTGTGGTCAGTACATTCTACATGGTTTCAAACCCAACTAATCCCAGCTTGCAACCCAAAGGCGCAAACTACTGTGATGCAGGCGGTACACACAATGAATGGAATTGTCAAGAGATTGATTTTTTCGAAGCTAACAAAAATGTAGTGTTGCAACACACTATGCATCTGGGTGATGGCGGTAGTAATGCTCCACAGCGGTTTGAGTTCAGCTATACCAGCAGTACAGATGTCTGCTATCCAAACTTAGTGGATAGTCCAAGTACCGGTCTACATAAATGGAATGGGCTTGATGTCAGTAAACCAGTACAAATGATAGTGGATTTTACCACTACCGCGATGAAAGTCACCTTTACTCAATCGTCAGTTAGCGTAGTGGTGTACGATTCTAGCGTTGGAACAGGTTATTCAGGTAGCGGAACACTAGACACTAGCAAGCTTGCATCCAGCATGGCCAATGGGTATTGGCTAACGTTGAGTATGTGGCAGTGGGATAGTTCAAAACAATCAGGTGCACCGTGGGCACCGGGTACAACACAAGGTTTTTATAATTGGACTAACCCACCATGTGGCTGGGGCACTCTTTGCAGCAAAGCAGGATCTTATTTTGGCGTGACTAACATTGAAGTTGATGCTGCCGGTGAAATCTAACAAAAGAATTCAGACCTTCAACAACTCTTCTATGGTGTATAGGTTTTTCATATAGGGTGACACATCTTCTAGCACACTAGATTCAATGTCACCTTTTCTTCTGGGGCCTACTTTAACTGTAAAGTCAACACTGTTGACTTTTTTAAACATATCGACAATCTCGGTCACGGTTCGTCCAATCCCATGTCCTAAACATTCTACACTATTACTAGGATTCTCGATAGCTTGAAGTAATGAATTACATACTTCATTAACGTGAACATAATCACGCACACAAGTACCGTCTTTAGTAT